ATTAATGAACGCCAGCGACTGCAATCGAGGGTTGGCGACAAGGAAGCCGACATTGGCGGGAGCCAGCGCCGTGGTGGTCGAAGTCCCGGCCACGACCTGAGCCGTGGAGGCAAACGCCGGAACCGCCGCCGTGACGAACGCCGTAGTCGCCAGCGCCGTGGTGTTGTTGCCCGGAGACTGCGTCACGCCGATCGTGCCGGTAGGGAGCGAGGGTGTGCCGGTGAAGGTCGGGCTTGCAAGGTCGGCCTTGTTCGCAGCGCTGGCGATCGTGAAGTAAGTGGAGGACGCCGTGGCCGTGGTCAGGTAGTTCGACGCCGTCTCAACCGCCATCGTGCCGAGGCCGAGGTTCGTCCGAGCCGTGCCGGTGTTCGCGAGGCCGCTCAGATTGTCGGCCTTAAGCAGGAAGTCGGAAGAGCCAGGGTAGGCCGTGGTCTGGGTCGTGGCATCAGGGAAGCGAACGCCTTGGCCGGAACTGAAGAGCTTGAGTCCTTCAAGGCCGTTAAGCGTGAAAGACTTGTTCCCGCTGGCATAGGTCACACCCTGGATGACGCCGGCTTGTAAGCTTAAATAATTGTACCCAGAAGATAATGAACCAATCAGGATGCTGCCGTCGGAGTTCGGGCTGGCCGCCGTTCCGTCCAAGGTAAAGTTGCCTTTAAGGGCGCCATCCGTCTTGAGCGCATAGGTCGACGCGGCAGTCGAAGTCGTCAGGTAGGACGACATACCCGCCAAGGTCTGGTACGTTGAGGCCGCCGTCGTCGCGGCGAGTTTCAGGTCGAGCGCGTTTTGTAAATCAGTCTGCGAGCTGAGAGTGCCGGTGATGCCACCCCAAGCCACGCCTGCGGAGTCCGTGCCGTTCACCCACAGGTTCGTCGACGAGTCATACTTGAGCACCTGACCGTTGGAGGCCGAGGTGATCTTGACGTCATGCAGCTCGTTAAGTTCGTATCCGTTCTGGATGGCGACGAGGATGATGCCCTGCGTCGGATGAGCCCGGACCACGATGCCCACATACACGAGATGCTGCGGGGCGGTCGGCTTGGTCGTCGTCCAAGTGCCAGCGGTCGTCGGGGACAGGTACAGCTGAACGCCTTCGGTCAGCGCCGAGGTGTCGATGTTCTCGAGTTCGCCTCGGACGATGACGTAGCCAAAGCCGTTGTTGGCGATGGCCGTCTTCGTGAAGCCCATGGTCTGGGCGGAGTTTGCGTCGTTGTTAGCCTGGGCCAGCGTGATCAGGGGCTTGTTGCCCGTGGCGCCGGAGATGTAGACGATGGAGCCGGCGGGGATGGTCGAGCCGGACTGGTTGCGAACGTAGACCTCGAGGTTCTTCGCGACGGCCACGCCTGAAGCGAGTTCCTGCTGCACGAAGGCGGTGGTCGCCAGGGAGGTGTCGTTATCGCCGAGGGCCGCCGTGGGGGCGGTGGGGTTGCCCGTGAAGGCGGGGGAATTGAGAGGCGCGTAAGCCGACAGGTTGAGGGTAACCCAGTCGGTGTTGTAGTTCGTGCCGTCAATCTTCTGGAGGTACTGGCCAGCCGTGCCGCCGGCAGGAACGCCAGGGCCAGCAGGCCCGGGGACGCCGACCGAACCCGTCAGGGTGCCAGGGACGATGCCCGAGATGGTGCCCGAGATGGTGGACTGATCAGCGGAGAATACCCCCGAGATGGTCCCGAAGGTCGAAGCCGTCGAGGTGATCGTCGCGTCGGGCATGGCTTAGACGGTGACGGAGTCGATGACGTTGACGCGGAAGAGTTCGGTGCGCGAGATGGTCGAGCCAGGGAAGACGAACTTGATGTCCCACTTGCCGAGGCCGATCGCCCAGTCAGCGGTCGAGCCCGGGTAGGTCACCGTGAAGGACAGGCCGTCGCCGGCCTTGGTCACCGTCATCGCGTAGACGTTGTTCTGGCGGTCTTCGAGGGACGAGCTGATGGTCGTCGTCAGGAGGTTAGCCGGACCCGACGCCCCGGGCGTCCAGGTAAAGGTGCAGGCGAAGGTGTTACCCTGCGAGACGGTTACTTGATTAGTGCAGCTCATCGGGTCTTAACCTTGCCCCGATTGGAAGGGGGGGTTAGAACGCCGTAAAGGTGTCGATGTCCGTGATCGACGTGATGGCGTTCAGGCCGATGTCCTGCCCGAACCAAGGAGCAGAGGCTGGGTCATTCTCAAAAGCGTCCGCCGTGGTCGCCACCGTCCCCCCGCTATAAGTGACCGTCAATCCAACAAGTGAGTCTGTAATATCCTTGAGGTCTAGGAGGTTGTTTACGCTGGTGTAGACCGGGTTTGTCGTGTCGTTCCAGTTTGCGTCATAAGCGCCGATGCTGATGTAGCTAGGGGATGTCCCGAAGCCATTATTATAACCGACGATGGGGCCTTGGTTTTCCTCGTGGGGGTTGGTGTTGATGTCGAACCAAGTGAACTTTTTTGGCCACTCAGCTACGCGCACGAACAAGCCGTCGTCAGGGTGAAAGCCTGAGCTGATGACCAGGTTGTGATACTGCGTGCCCGGGCCGACATACTTTTGCCACTGATCGTAAGCGCCGATGAGAGGGCAGCGGAGTTGAGCCCACGTCGAGTAGGCCCCCGTCGTCGACTGTCCGATGACCTCGCCCATCAGATGCGGGCGTAGTAGTAGCGCGCCGTGATGCCAGCCAACTTGATGCGGTCAGCCCAGAGGGAGCCGCTGACGTTCTGGTTTACCGTGAAGGTCGTCGGGGTCGTGATGCTATCGACGGTGATTGTGCCGATGACGAGGAAGCCCCATGTGTCGCTGTCGGGGGTAGAAGGTGCCACATTGCCGCCAATAATTACCGGGTATTGGTTGCTTGTATCGTCGTCGTCTGGGTAGGTGTAAGGGGAGGCAGTCTTAGGCCCAGCCCGCAGCGTGATGTAAGAAGTCTTGGTCGTGGCGTCGTAATTAGACGAGACCAGTTCCCCGGTCGGAGGGTTGGCCACCCCAGACGTGACGCGGTCTAACTTGACCTCGGTGCTACTGACGTAGTCGTCAATCAGAGGGACGAGGTTATTGATGGTGCCCGACTGGACCTGATAGGTGACGGTCGTGGCGCCGCCCGAAGTCCGCAGGGCTACGTTGATGAGTTTGAAGGGGTGACCGAAGGTCTGGACGCTCGACGGAAAAGGATCAGACGTGTCCAGCGTGAAGCCGTGCGAGGACGAGTCGAAGTTATAGCCGACTCCGGGTTGGAGTTTCATCAGACAGGGGCGTACACCGAGGCGACGTAGCCCTCGCGGTTGAAGCGCAGCTCATACTGGACCTTGTAGAGCAGGCCGAAGTCTTCGAAGGATACCTGAGCCAGGAGCAGTTGGTTCTTTCCACTGATCGTGAAGGATGTGCCCATGTAGTCGGGGACGAGTTTCTTGCCGGCGAAGGTGCCATTGCCAGACGTCTTGCCGACCGCGTTGCGGTGGTCGTTTACAAGAGAAGTGCTGGATGTGTAGAACACGCCAGAGAGAGAACACTGCGGGGCAAGGTAGTTGGTCTTGCCGTAGAAGTCATTAAACTCGGCCTTCTTGAAACCCATGAACTTGCGTCCCTTTGGGCTTTCAAACGTTGAGCCATTGTTTCCTCCGTATTCGCTAGTTCCCGTAACTAATTGATAGTTCGGGTCAGCCTTCGTGCCAGGGCTAGTCCCGACGCCAGCAATCGGAGAGCCTGAGAAACCAAGCGCCGTGGCCGTCTCGAAGAAGTTCGGGTGGGTCGTGATGTGCTCAGAGGTCAGGCCCTGAGAGCCGGTGATCTGCGGGTCGGTCGAGGTGGCTCCGCCGTCGATGCCAACGTAGTCCACCGTAAGGGTTGCGACCTCCAGCGCGTCATAGGTGATGCTGTAACGATGGGCCGCGCAGTTGGCGTTGATGGGGCAAGTCGAGCCGCGGTTCACGACCGAGCCGAGGGCGGCGGACTCGTCTGCCTTCCAGACGACCGTAGCCGTCAGCAGGCCGTAGCCGTCGTCGGAAATCTTAGCCCCTGGCTGCTGGACCGGGGTGGTGAGGGCGTTGCCGTTCTTTACGATAGCCATAAATTATTTGCCCATAAGCAGGGCGGCTCGGGAAGGGGTGGAGTTCATCCAGGAGGTCGCGCCAGGGTCGCCTGCGATTTTCTCGAGGATGGTGTTAGTCTTTTTCTGCTCTTCGAGCAAGCCGTTCATGGCCTCCATGACCGGGTTCGGTCCCACGCCGATCACGTTGCCAAAGCCTTCAGGGCCTTTGAAGTCGGGGGCCTTGGTAGGCGTTTTACCCATGTCGATGCCTTCGGTAAGTTTGCGGCCTTCCGCCGTGTTCTTGTAAAAATCTAGGGCGTCCTGCTGTAGTCCTTTGTCCCGAGAGATGCTGGAGATGCTTTCTCCGGCCGCCAGACGGCGCTTAAACTGATCGGGCAAGACGAAGTCCTTGAACTCCGTGCTGGTCAGGACTTGCTTGGTAATCTCGGCACGGCCCTCTTCGGCGAGCCGCTGCTCTTCTTTTAGTTCGGCGCGACGCTTGAAGAATGAAGCGGCTTTCTGTTCTTCGCTTGTGGCGAACTTGCTTTCACCGCGGGCCAGCAAATCAAGGCCGTCACGGGCGTCCTGCTTTGCTTTTTCGATTGCTCCGGTGATATAGGAAATCGCACCCTGTAGAAGGATCATCGGGGCGGTGAAGCCAAGGAAGATGTCCTTGAACGCCGTACTGAACTTCTTCTGGATGTCCTCGACCTGTTTGCCAAAGGACACGGTGGCCGACTTGGCCTTGTCCATCGCCTGCGGGACGTCGGAGGTCGTCTTGATGTTGACTGTCAGGTCTTGGGCCATGTCAGGGGGTGCTTTCCTTTGCAGGATTGGAAGCAGCCGCGGCGGCCTCCTTGGCTTCCTCTTCGGCCATGAAGGCTTCTTCCTCTGGCGACATGATCGAGACGTCGGCACCCTTGCGGATAGCCAGGGCGGAGTTAAGCCAGATGGCCTGACACTCCGGCATCTCCCAGGCCCGCTGCTCTGGGATGCCAGACGCGATCAGGTTGGCCACAATGGACAACGGCCAAGGCACGCCCTTGTCGCCGCCCCCTGACTTGGTCTTGGTCTGCTCCCAGAACTTCGGCCAGTCCTGGACGAGGATGTAGCCGGCGAAGGCTTCCAGAAGGCGCTCGAACTTGGCGGGGTGACGATTTAAGCTGAGTATGCGAAGTTTATCCATCCAGCCGATGTCCCCCAGCTGCTCTTCGGCGCACACTTGGCAGGCGAAGATGAGGTCCGCAGGGGTGATGCCGCGGGAGCCGGTGACCAGCGGGGAGTCGAAGGCCATCAGGCGCACCCGGTACTTGAGGCACCAGGGGTAAAGAGTTCGACCCAGAACCTTGAAGGGAGCCGGGTCGACGTAGGCGTTGAGGAAGCGACGGTCCACTGTCCTCTAGACTGCCCCCTTTTCGGGGGTGTCAATTAGGCAGGCGTGATGCCTTCGTAATCAATCGCCGTGATCGTGACGGCGGTGAAGCCCTTGTTCGAGCCCTTGTCGTCAATCTTGGTGATGGTGCCGACAAAGGACACGGAAGCAGAGCCAGCCGGATAGGCGGAGGCGGTGTTTACCGTGAAGGAAAGGGCGGCGCCGAGCACCGGCATGGTCGAGGTCTTGGCGATGCCTTCGATGGTGATCTCGGACTTGCGGTCGTCGAGGCGGTGCGTCTTGGTGATGCCATTCTCGTCGACCACCGTGACGTCCGCGTTGAACGAGGACGAGAGGCTGTAGCTCTGGACGAAGAGGTTGGTGACAGTACCCGCGACTCCGTAGATACAGGTGGTTCCGTTTGAGATGGCGGCCATTTGTAATTGCAGGCTTTGGAATTGGCTCAGGCAGGCAGGACCACCAGCACGTCAAACGAGAAGGAAGTCGCCCAGGAGCGTTCGTCGATGCCCTCGTCTTCGGACTGCATCGTGACGTCATAACAGGCCGCATCGGTCGAGGTGACGAAGGCCGCCTTGATGCTGGTCAGGTCACGCATATTGCCGGACAGGGCGGCGCAGCGGGCGCGGTGATCGGCGAGGGTCGTGTCGTCGGCGTTCGAGAAGAGGGTGATACGGACCGAGCAGCTGAAGTTGCCTTCGCCTTCGGGGAGGTCGGCAGGGCTGCGGGCGGACTCGCAGAGGACCACGGCCTTGGGCAGGGTCTGGGTCGCGGCGCTGTCGCCCGTCAGGAACGTGACGGTGGTCAGCCCGGTCTGCGTGGAGAGGTAGGTGGCCAAGGTGGCCTCTACGATGTGGCGGATGGATTTGGTTCCCATAAGTGGTTAGCGGCGGTTGGCGCGCTGGATGGTGCTGTTCATGTGGCGCTCGAAGCGGGCCTTCATCTGCTTGACGCGGTTCGCGTAGACGAGGCCGAGCACGTCGGCGTCGGTGGCGATGCCGTTCACATTGCCCTGCGTGTTGGTCACGCTGAGTTCGACGACCTTCTCGTTAGCCGTCAGGGTGTTCGTCCCGCGCACCTGGTTGTGCCGGTTAATCCAAGCCACCTTGAGCAGCTGGACGCCGAAGTCCTTGGGCACGCCGTTGATGACGGGCTTAGGCAGGGAGCGCAGGGCCGAGGCCCAGCCCGCCTTGATCATGCCGACCATGGCTTGGCGGTCTCGGATGTATTGGTCGAGGTCGGACTTGGACTCGACGAGCATCTTGAGTTTGACCGGGCGGACGGACTTGCCGATGCGGCCTCCGAACTTGCCCTTGATGCGGTTATGCGGAGGACGCAGCTCCTGGACGAACCCTTGGCCGTAGTCGGTCATCACGGGGTTGGTCGTGTTGAAATAGTTCTTAGCCTTCTTGAACGCCCGGTCATAGTCGCGGTCGTTCGCGATCTTGCGCATGATGGGCGGGAGGTTCTTCAAAGCCTGGAGCGAGCCCTTGCCGATGACCTTGTTGAACAGGCCGATGTCGTTGGTCTTGGTGGCGTAGGCCAGCTGATTGGTCAGGAGGGCGGCGGCGGAGTTCGAGCTGCGGTCGTTGGCCGCGACGAACATCTTCTTGATGTCCCCGGCCACGGCGTTGTCGCCCGCCACTTGGGCCGCCTTGGATAGGCCACGGCCTCCGCCCTTCGGCAGCGGAGGGGTAAAGGTCGCCGCATCTTGGCAGGCAAGGGCGGCTTGTTCAAGCGCCGCGTCCCGCATGGTCTGCCCGGTGTTGGCCGCGAACTGACGCAGGGCGGCGATGAACTCAGCCTGAGACTTCGGACTGATGCTGACCGACACCACGGCGGGTTACTGGTTATCGTCGATGACGACGAGCGTGATCCATGCCGACCCGGGCTTGTAGGTCTGGCTGGTGATGCGGACGGTCTTCCCGCCGGCCACGATCTTCTTGCCCTGGGCTAGGGAGGCGATGGGCGCCCCTGCCGAGAGTAGGGCCGCCGATGCCCCCATAGACCCGTCTGGCTGGCTCCAGGAGGCCGTTACAGCGGGGAGCCTGACCGAGTATTGGGTCCGCTCCATATACCCCCCTGCTTCGAGCACGGTCGAGACCGCGGGGTCGGAGATAAGGCAGGAGAAGGTGATGGCACCAGAGTTGGCCGACCCGGAGACGCCCCAATCGGCCACCATTTCCTTGGCATCGTTAAGCAGTTCGGTTCCGTAGAGGCTCATCCTATACTTGCCCGGATTGGTAGGGGGCACAAAAAAGGCCCCCATTGCTGGGAGCCTCGTTTGTTTGCCTTGCGGCGGCTGATTAGGCCGTGGTGAGGCGGTTGAGCGAGGTCGCGCGACCGACAGCGGCACCGAAGAGCAGCGTGGCGGTGACGTTGTAGTAGCCGCTCTGTTCCTGGCCCATGAGGACCTGGACGCCGAGGCCGGTGTCGGCGTCGACAGCGTTGGCGACTTCGAAGCCCGGGATTTCGGACATCGGCAGGGCCGAGGCGACAGCGATGGCGTCAGCGCCGCACGAGAAGCCAGCGAGGCTTTCCGCGTTGGCAGGGAGGCTGTTCCACTGGTAGACCGAGGCGCCAGCGAGGGTGCCGATCTGGCCGGAGGTCAGGATGCCAGCACCGAGGACGGAGTTACCGATGATGGTAGCGTCGGCGAGAAGGCCGTTAGCGTAGGTCGGGTTCAGGATGAACGCGCGGGGTTCAGCGGCCTTGGCGGCGTCGAGCACGCCCTTGGAGGTCACGACTTCAGCGTAGGTCAGGGCGGCGCCGGTGTTCGTGCCAGAAGCGAAGTTCGCGACGGTGATGAGCGCGCCGATTTCAGCCAGGCACTTTTCAGCGAGGGCGTTGGCGGCGGTCGGGACGAAGGCGTTCGAGAGGAACTGAGCGCCATACATCTTGACGTTAAGGGGCGAGAAGCGGCTCGACACCTTGAAGTGCTTGAGGGTGACGTTGGCGGCGGTGATCGTCGCGTCGTCCTGGGTGAGGTAGCCGCCGGTGGAGAACTCCGTCGCAACGGAGGTACCGATCAGCGGAACTTGGACGGTGGCTCCGGCGCCGGACTCAGCGGCGGTGAAGACGCTGGAGAAGGCACGGAGGGCGGGGAGCTTGCCCTTGAGGGAAGCGATGACGGACTCGGCCAGGATGGCCGGAGCGTTTGCGATGGAGTTAGCCATGGTGTGTTAGGATAATTGAGGGTTGAGGGAAATTAGATAGCCGCCTTGATGATGGCGTGCTTATGAGCGGCGAAGTATTCGTTACGCTCCTTGCTGCCGACGGGCAGGGACATGAAGGTGGCGAGGTGGTCGACGGCCTCGGCGGTGGGCTTGCCATCCGCGGGGCTGAGTTCGACCGGGGAGACGCCGACGGAGGCCACGATCTTGGCGGCTTCCTTGGAGGCGCTGACCTTGCTGGCTTCGTGCTCGGCGACGAGGGCCTTGAAGGACTCGGACTCCTTGACGGCCACTTCGAGGGCGGCGGTCAGTTCGGCGAGCTTGGCGTCCTTGGACGCGGCTTCGACCTTGAGGCTTTCGAGTTCGGCAGAGACGCCGACCGTCATCTTCTCGACAGTGGAGCGGAGGTCGTCGCGCTCGGCGGTAAGGCCAGAGACGGCGGCGGTGGCGGCGAGCAGCTGTTCTTCGATGGTCATCTTAGATTTGCGGTTAATGGAATTAGAACGAACGCAGGGCGTCGTTGAAAGAGTCGGCCAAGCCCGTCACCAAGCCCTGGGCGGCAGCCTGCTTGCCGGAGAAGACCTGGCCTTCCATGGCCTCGGCCTTCACCATCTTGCGCTTCATGTTCACGGCTTCCTTGAACTCGGCGTGGATCGTGTCGACCCCCTCTTGGAGGTTGCCGAGTTGGCCTTCGTCGAGGGACGTGCCTTCGATGCCAGCGCCCTTGAACTTGCCGGACTTGATGACGACCATCTTGATGCCTGCCATCTTGGCGGCTTCGGAGTAGTCAGGGATGGCCATGTAGACGCCGATGCTTCCCACCGTAGAGGACGGGCTGGCGACGACGCGGTCAGCAGCCGAGCCAATCCAATAGGCGGCGGACGCCATCTCGGAGTCGGTGTAAGCGAGGGTAGGCTTTCCGAAGTTGCGGACCTTATTGGCGAGTTCCTCAACGCCGGTTACCGTGCCACCAGGGGAGGAGATTTGCAGGGCGACCTTCTCGATCTCGGGGCTGGCGGCGAACGCGTCCAGGGCCTCGGAGATTTCGTTAACGTCCACGGCGCCCATCATCTTTTCGAGCGGGGACAGGCCCTTGCCGATCACACCGACGACCGGGATGATGCCGATGCCGTCCACGACGTAGGGCTTGGGAGCCACGCCGAAGAGCTGCGCGAGCATATCCGTGAAGCCGAACTTCTCGGCGAGGACAGCGTGGTCCTTGGCCTTGGTCGGGTCGATGAGGAGGGGCTCGCGGCCCGACAGTCCGTTGGTAAGGAAACGCATGGTCTTAGGAATTGGGTTGGTCGAGCTCTTCGGGCTCTTCCTGGTCGGCGGGTTCGTCCTCCATCTCAGGGGACTCGGGGCCTTCCTCGACGTCTCCGCTGATCGTGCCGACCGGGGTGTTGGACGGACGGAACAGCAGTTCAAACGGGATGCCGTACTCTTCGGCCAAGTCCTTGATGTGGACCATGTCGGAAGCCCGCTTGGCCATCTCGGTGCGGAAGTCTAGGCCGCGCTGGGCGTAGAGTTCAGACATGGACAGCAGGCCCATCTCAACGTCGGCCCGGTCGTTAGCGGCTTCGCGGCCAGCGTCGACGGTGACGGACTTCGGGGTCGTCCAGGAGACGCGGTTCCAATCCGGGTCGTCGGGCAGTTCGCCGGCGGCGATGCCTTGACCGATGATGTAACCCCACGTCGGGACGCAGAAGTTCTCGATCATAATGGTCTGATACTTCGAGAAGACTCGGCCAGCCTTGGCCGTGATGAGGCGGACGGTGGCGCCGCCGAGCTTGGAGGAGTCCCCGACGAACTCGTAAGGCAGGACGCCTTGGGAGATGTCGCGTTCCAGCGCCGCGAGGAAGCCGGTGAAGGTGGCGTTGGGGCGATTGCTCTGGAAGGACGTCATGTCCTCCCCGGGCTCGAGGGCGATAAGTTTGCCGCCCATCGTGTTGGCGAGGTTGGCGTAGGAGCCTGTGCCGGTCGCCCCGAGCTCGTTGGCCATGTCGCCGTCGAGGATGCCGCCCGCCTTCTTGATGATGCGGGTGACGTCGCCGTTATCCTTCACGGCCTGCTTCTCAAGCGCGAGGATTTCCATCTCGTCTTGGATGGAGTTGATAGAGTGCTGGAGCAGGGGCACGCCACGGGCGCCGGACGCATACTCCTGGTCGACCACCATCATCATCGACTGAGCGAGGATCTGGCGGGACGAGCCGTCGGAGCGGTAGATGTTCACGGCGATATACTCGCCATATGGACCGAACTGAATGCCGTCGTGCATACCCTCGGGCACCTTGCCTTCGAGAGGGTCGCCGACGCGGTGGGCTTCCATCAGCTGGAGTTTGGCTTCGCCGGCGCCGTTACGCACCTTGGCGGCGAAGGAATCACCGTCGCGAATCATGCCGCGGAGAAGGATGGACTGAGCCTGGTAGAACGAGAAGCGGTTAGTGATGTCGATGCGCTTGGCCTTCTCGGCGAAGTAAGCCTCGTAGCGTTCCTGCATCTCAGGGGTCGACGCGTGGCTCTGGGGCTTGATGCCGTCGCCCACGGTGTAGAGGCAAATGTCCGCGAGGATTTGCTTGAACAGCCCGGAGTTACGCTCGGCCCAGCGGCACTTGCGGACCATCGTCAGGCGGTCATAAGGCGTCAGGTCACGGCGAAGGTCACGCGGTTCGGCGCCGTAGGCCGCACGGCGGGCACGCGTCACGCCGATGCTCTGCCAATCGCCGTAGGAAGCCTGCGGCTGCGGAGCGGTCGGGGCAGGCGTAGCCGGCTTGGGACGCAGGCTGACGGTCTTAATCTTCTTGCGGATGGCCATGGAAAGTTAGTCCTGACGGTTCTGCCAGTCGGTCGAGATGATCGTGCGACGAGCGCCGTAGGTCGAAGGGTCGAGGCGGCTCAGGGCAAACATGGCCTCGGCGAGCATCTCCTTCGGGGGCATGGCGAACTGCTTAGACGCGGACGAGCCGGAGTCGGAATAGGACATCAGGGTCTTACCTTCGGTGATCATGGCGACCGCCTTGGCTTTGATGTCTAGGAGTTCGCACTCCGTAAGTCCGATAAAGAGTCCAGAGGCCATTTAAACTTGCCGAGAATGGAAGTTAAAAGGGGGGTGCGCCGCCCAGCCCACGCCATGAGTCTCTTCCTCCCACGACACTAAACGACGCACCCTTGCATATAGCGTACCAAGGGTCATGACGGTTGCAAGTCGGTTTCGGCAGTTTCCCGTCCGGCGATGCCCCAGCGGACGGCGGCCAGCAGGGCGAGGATTTCGCAGTCCATGGCGTGGTTGTCCTTCTTGCCCTGGGGAAGTATCCACATGGGCTTGCCGGTCCGCTTGTCCTTTACGCGCACTTCGGCGCTCAGCTGCTCGACGTACTCAGGGGTGGCGTCCAGCGCATAGGTCCAGACGCGGCGGGCCCGGAGGCCGTGCAGGAGGTCTTTGCCGGCGGTGGCCGAGTGGACGATCAGGATGGCCCGCTGCGGGATGCCAGGGACGACGATGGACTGCTTCTCGGAGTAGAAGCGGCGGGTCGTGTTGCCGGACTTGTCGGTCACGGCGAAGTCGTCGGAGCCTGAGCCCTTGGCGGTCTTCCAGTTGCGCTTGGCCGTCTCGCGGTAGACCTCGGTCGTATTGTCGCCCGAGTCGACGAGCACCATGGCATGATGGACGCCGTGCTGTTTGGCGAAGGCTTCGACGTTGCCCCATGAATCGATGCGGGCGAAGGCCATCAGACGGCTATGCCCGGTCTTGGCCCAGCGGCGGACAGTCACCCAGAAGTGGCCACGCTGGACGTCGACCCCCATCGTGCGGAAAGGGATGCTCCCGGGCACGGCGTCCTTCTGCTCGACGACGCGGGCCTTCGGGGTGATCGCGGCCTCCGCGTCCCAGGGGTCGGCCATCTTGTAGTTCGCGGCCTCCGCCAAGTTGGTAATCTCGCCACCCTCTTCTGACCACGGGAGTGCGAGCCTCTTCTGTTTCCACTGGCGACGCTGATCGTCACTGCCGTAGGTGTCGAAATCTTCCTTCGCTTTTAGGCACATCACGCCGAGCTCGCCCCAGCTCATCGTCGCAAGGCTGTTCCAATGCAGGCCGATGTGCCCGGAGTTTGCGGCGACCGATGTGGCGACAAAGGTGCCACGCGCGTTGGCCTCAAGTCGGCTGGCGTTCGTGTCGGGCAGGAGCGTCCGGCAGGCCGCGCACTCGTAGGTCGTGCCGACGCTGACCTTGTGCAAGTCCCATGTGCCGGTCGCCTTGGCGTCCTCGGGGAACCTGATCTGCTCCCAGACCCAAGGCTGAAGGTGGTCGCACTTCGGGCACCTCATGTTCCAATCACGCTGGTCGGTCGTCTCGTGCAGCTGATGGAACTCCTGCCCAGCCCGTCCGCCCTGGGATAGGAAGATGCGTTTGCCCATCCAGCCGAACGCCGTCACGCGCGCGCTCAGTTCGGCCAAGTGTCCGGGCGGCGCCATCCAACACTCGTCGGCGATTGTGTAACGCAGGGACAGGCGTTGAAGGTTGGCCTCGTTCCAGATGCCGCGGCAGTAAAGCGTCATGCGGTCGAAGTCCGCAGTCGTCGAGCGGTCAAGGTCGTCGCCCGAGAGACGCGCCTTCACCGGCGGGCAGTTGTTCCAGACCGGGCGAAGGTAACGCAGGGCGAAGTCCTTGGCCTCGGGGTCCGTGGCCTGAAGGATCATCGTCGGCCCTGGAGCGTTGGCGATGATGTGACAGGTGAGCAGGCGCGCAAAGAGGGACTTGCCCGATTGGATGCTGGCAAGGACGGCCAGGAGTTTGGTCTCTGGATCGGCGGCGATGCGTAGAGCCTCGGCGACCCACGGCGTGCGCTCGGAGCGGAACGGCCCGGGCATCGGTGAGTCAGGGATGGCGTGGACGTTGGACTCCAGCCACTCGACGACGTCGCCCGAGTCGGACGGGCGCAGCACGTCACGGCCTACGCGGAGTAGGTCGGACTTATTCATCGGTAGACAGGTCGGCCTTCACGCGACGCACCCAAGCCTCCAGAACTTTAACCGCCTTCGCAGGGTTCTCGGGGTTACATCCTTCTGCGACATCGAGCGCGAGTTTGTCGAGTCGGTTGACGATGCCCGCCGTCATGTCGCGCATGGCCTCGGTGGCCTCCTTCGCCGAGATGAAGTCCTTCGTCAGGATGAGCCGACGCTCCTGCTCTTCCTCGAGGGCGACGAGCGTCTTCAGTGAGGCGTTATAACTCGATTGATACTTCCCCTGGTTAGGGTCGCCCCCTTCCATCGCGGCCTGCCAGACGCCGCGCGCCCGACTGACCAAGGTCCGATGTTCACTGATCGTGTCAGCCAGGGAGCCGTCGTCGAGCTGCGCCGGTGCGGCCTTCGGTGCCGCGGCCCGCTGCACGTTCGCCCGGGCTTCCCGCCATGCCCGAGCCGCGTCGATGCTGTCGGTCGGCATGCCTTCGCGGCGCAGCACCGAGATGCGTTGAGCGGTGACGCCGAGCGCCAAACCCAGTTCTGAGTTGGTTAGAGCCATGGTTTGTTAAACGGCCTGTTTCCGCTCTTTGACCCCACGAAAAACCTTCGTGGTGTCGGGCCA